AAACTAAAAAATCAATAGAAGTAGCTGAAAGAATAGTGGACTATGTTGATGGCTTTAAGATAAATCACATGCTATGGGATGAAGTTATAGCATGGCCAAAGCATTGGACTCATAATAAAAAGCAAGAACTTTTTGTTGATTTTAAATTATGGGATACACCTAACACTGTTGAGACAGTGGTCAAAAAAATTATTGACAAAGGTGGTACTATGGCTTCTATCTGTGCTCATAATAGTCAAGATGTATTTGAAAGATTAAAAAACTTATCTGATCAAATAAAGTTAGTAGGTGTAGCATCTTTAACTTCTTGGGATTATGAAACTGAGAGAGCTGTAACTAATCGCGTTAGTTATGATATCTGGCAACAATCAATGAATAAATTAAGAAAATATAATTTTCAAGATTTAGTTTGCCCAGTACCAGATTTAAGTTTAATTAAAAGTATAGATTTATCAGGCCCTGCGAGTTTTAGATATGTATGTCCAGGTATTGTATTTCAAAAAGAAACTTCTGGACAAACAAGAACTGCTAGTCCTAAGGAAGCTAAAGATGCAGGAGCTGACTATATTATTTTAGGAAGAACTGTTACTGAAGCAGAAAATCCTAATGATGTATTAGTTAAGATAAAAGGATCATTATGAGCTTTCATGTAAGAGAACAACATTTATTTGAAAAAGTTGACTTCATTGGTCATTCAGGTGATCAGTTACATTGGAAAATAGAATGTGATGCTATAACATCTCCTGAATGGGAATGTTTAGCTACTATGATAATGGAGAAAGAAAAAAGACCATTTCAAGCTGCTATTGGTATTCCAAGAGGTGGATTAGAATTAAGTAGATGGTTAAATAATTATTCAACACAAGATCCAAAAGACCCTTATCTTATATGTGATGATGTTTTAACTACTGGTGGATCATTTGAAGAGTTTACTACTTCATATTTTAGAAATAGAGATCCAAGAGTTGGTTATTTTGGATGGTGTGTATTTGCTAGAAACAAACCTCAAGATTGGGTTAAAGCCTTATTTCAAATGCCGTATGAATGAATTTGAGTGCTATAGTCTGTATACTGCGCTGAAGTTACATTTTACTACTGATTACGATTACTTTAAATATAACGGTAAGTGTAAAGTATCTCCAGATTCTTTTAACAGAAGAAGAGAAAGATTCTTCTTTAAAAAGTTATCAAGAGAATATAATGATGCAGATCTAAAAGACTTTCTAGTATCTAATATTCAGAACGATATAAATACCTGGATTGGAGACGCATTTGGTGAAAAGTGCGTTACTACTTATCGTGAATGGAAAAAACGTATTCAAAGTTTGCAATATGTTTTTAAAGAGGATTGTAATAAGATTATTAAATCTGATGATCCTAATGCTTTCGATAGTTTGTTCGAAGTAGAAGAAGGACAACATCCTGCTATACTAAGACACGCATTAGCAAAAACTATCAATATTGAGACATTCATTATGTTAAATGATGTCTTAGGATTCGTACCTAAGTTTAATAGACAGATTAGAGATAAAATTATCTGGCCTGAATATAGAACTAAGTGTACGAAATACAAACCATTCTTTGATCACGACTTAAAAGCGACTAAAAAGACGTTGAAAAAAGTACTTGATATTTAGAATGGAATATACTATAATATTATGATATTAGTGAATAAGACGAAACACAACGAACAAAGCAGTCATAAGGAGATATATGTCGTTTGCAGATATGAAAAAGAAAAGAGGTTCCTCATTAAGCCGCCTCAGCGAAGAGCTTAATAAAATCAACAATCCAGGATTTGGTGTAGATGATCGGTTTTGGAAAGCCGATATTGATAAGTCTGGTAATGGTTATGCCGTTATTAGATTCTTACCTCCGGTTGAAGGAGAAGATATTCCTTGGATTCGTGTCTTTAATCATGGCTTTCAAGGACCGGGTGGATGGTATATTGAAAATAGTCTTACTACTTTGGGTAAGAAAGATCCGGTTTCTGAATATAATTCTCAACTCTGGGCTACCGGTATTGAGGCTAATAAAGATATTGTTCGTAAGCAAAAGCGTAGGTTAACTTATTACGCTAATATCTATGTTGTTGAAGATTCTAAGAGACCTGAAAATGAAGGTAGAGTTTTTCTTTTCAAGTTTGGTAAGAAGATCTTTGATAAGATTAATGATCTTATGAATCCTCAATTCGAAGATGAGCAACCTGTTAATCCTTTTGATCTCTGGGAAGGTGCTAACTTTAAACTTAAGATTCGTAAAGTAGAAGGTTTTACTAATTACGATAAGGCTGAGTTTGCTAGCCCGGCTCCTTTATTGGAGGATGATGATGAATTGGAAAAGGTTTGGAAGCAACAATATCCTCTTCAGGATTTCTTGAAGGCTGATAATTTTAAATCTTATGAAGAGTTAAATTCTAGATTGCATAAGGTGTTAGGTAAAGGAGTTGATCCTAATATGCAGAGAGCAGAAGATACTGTTATTGGTCCGGTTGATCATACTACTGTACCTTTTGAATCTACTCCTAGTAGACCTGCAGTACAGACACCACCTCATAGCGTTCAAGATGATAATCTTGATCAAGGTAGTTATGATGATGGGGGTGATGATACTCTGTCTTACTTTGCAAGGCTTGCAGAAGAAGAATAAGTTACTTTTCTGTCTTCTTTAAACTATCCTTATTAGAATCAGCAGAAGGTCGTGTTTTCTCAATTTTGTTATTTACGTTTTGAACAGTTTGAGAATTATCTTGAACCAATGATGCCTGAGCAGCTGCGGCCTTCTGTCTTTCTAATTCACGTTCTAACTCTCTTTGTTTTCTTTCTGCTTCCATCATTTTATTATAGGCAACAGGATCTTCTCTCTCTAAATTTGCTCTATTAACTGTTTCCTCAGAAAATACTTTTTTAGTAATCCAGTCTGGAACACCTAAGTCTATCATCATTCCTGCAATTATTTGAGGAATTTTTTTGAAGTAATCCATAACTGGTGTTATTACAGAATCATAAAGAGCATCTACTGCCATAGTAAAAAGATTTTTAATTCCATTAAATAAAGAAAAGTTACCATCCTTATCTCTTAAATTTTTATCAATAAATTCTGTTGCATTTTCAAATCCAAATTTCTTTAAAACCCAAGCAACAGCTTCTCCTAATAAATTAGGAATAGCAAATAATACATCATCAAAGATAGATTCAATACCAGCTCCTATTGCTCCTGTTATACCTCCCTCTTTATAACCATCAACAATATTACTAATTACATCAAATGCGGAGAAAAGGAATCCAATAGGAATAAAAATTTTACCTACTACTTTTGCAATCTTACCAACAAAACCAAGAATATCTTTTAGAGGTTTTATTATATCATCTAAAGGTGCTATAATACTTTTGAATAAGTCGGCAGCTTTAGTCATTATACCTTCTTTACCAAAAGTCGAACCCATTGATGCTTTAAATGACTCGAAGGTCTTCATAGGATTTTTTAATGCTTCTGGATTCAAATAATCTAATGCACCAAAATTAAGAATATTAACTAACTTAAAAAATCCATTAGTTATCTTTAATAAAACACCCATAGCATCATCTAAAGTCAATAGGAACGTATTCTTAACTTTCATTAGTGCGCTCCCCTCTTCTAATATAGGGAGCTTAAAGAAACCTGTCATCTTAGTACTAAAAGTGTTCTTAGCTGCTGTAACTCCATCTACTACACCTTCTCCTAATGAGAACACTTTAGTTTTCATTTTATCAAATAAACCTACCTTCTTCAATTCTAAACCATCAATATCTGAAGGTTTTAGATCTAACATGTCTAGTTGTTTTTTAAAGAAGGAATCTTTTGCTATCTTAGAAGCATCTACATTACCAGCAGGTATGTCTAATGAATCACCTATACTCTTAAGAAATTTAGTTTTCTGATCTAAAGTTTTAGTAGGTGCATCTTCAGCAAATTTAAGAAACTTAGCTTGATCATCAATAAACTTCATTTTAGCTGCAGCTGAATCAGGATCAGCACTAGCAACAAATGTTAAAAGACTTTTTTGTTTATCAAGAAAACTAGTTTTACTAAACAAGCTGTTAGGTTCAGCATCTGCGCCCCACTTTAAAAACTTTTCTTGATTTTGAATAAATTTTAATTTAGATGCATCAGTTAATTTTTCTGTATCAGCTGCCCAAGCTAACTGCCTATTAATTGAATTCTTAAATTGAGTCTTTTGAACCCCTGCTGTTGCAACATCAGTATCACCAAATTTAAGAAACTTATCTATATTACTTTTGAAATTTAATTTCTTTGCTTCAACATCTTTAAGATCGGGAGGACCAAAACCTAAAAACTTTTTAATACCATCAAAGAATCCTTTTTTAGGTTTATCTAAAGATTTAAGATCTGTCTCTGTACCTTTAAAGAAATTAATAAGTTTGTCTTTAAAACCTAATGCAGCAGCTCCAACACCTCCAATAAGACCAGAGGCTATAGTACCAAAGTCTAAATCTAAACCACCTAAATTCTCTATATCTTTTCCACCACCTTTAGTATCTTTCTTTCTACTAGCTTCTAATGCAGCTTCTGCTTGTCTTCTGGATGCGTCTTTAAATTCATCAATATAATTTGCTAGTAAATCAGCAGTTTGAAAAGTATTTTTCTCAATTAACGTAAGCATCTTAGTCTGTATATCTGCAGCAAGAATTGAATTTTTCCAATAGTTACCTTGTTCAGTATAATTATTCTGCATTTGGGTAAGAAAACTCTTAGTATGAAAGGTTTGCCCTTCCATAACCTCTACCATTTCTTTTTGAAATTGTTCACTTCTTCCAATTTCCTTTTCAGCCATACTTTGCCTTCTCTTCCTCTATGCGAGCATTTTCTTCTTCGATATGCTCAATTAACAATGCAATATATACTTCTCTTTCATATACTATCATATTTTCTATCTCAGTCAAACTCCACTTATGATTTTGTGCTATAGAAAAAACCGTCTTATAATAATTTATTAAATCATTATGACTGAGAGCTAGCCGAAAAAACTTTGTAGCCCCTCCAGGACTACTGAATCACTTTTACCACATTTCTCACAAGTCCAATTAACCTCATGTCTTAGTTTGGGCATAGTGTTAAAAAATTGAACTATTTTTCCGAATTGTTCTTGATTTAAACTATAGATAAAATCTTCTACTTCTTTATCAGTACTATTTTTTATATCGTGATACTCATCACCATCATATATTCCAGTAATGCAAGCCTTAGTAATCTGAAAGATAGAATCCATTTGTGATTCTTCTTGAGGTCTTGTCATCTTATCAATGTCAGGAAAATTTAATTGTACAGATACTTTATCTGTAAGTTTCACTAAACTGTTTATTTCTTCAGGTACATGTATTTTAATATCATTGCAGTTTATTTCAACAGCTGTAACACCATCACATGGATGATTAGGATCAGGATGTTTCATTCCTATAGTTACAATATCACCTACTGATCGTGCTCTCAAATTTAAGAAAAGATATTCAACATCAAACGAAGGTAATTTGTGTGTATCTATATCTTCATCCAAAACACAATTTTTAATTATTTGTTTTGTAGCTTGAACAATATCTTTAGTCTCTCCACCTTCGAGAGCTGTTAGTAAGATCTTTTCTTCTTTTACTAGAAAAGGTCTATATTTAATTGGTCTATCTACACTATGTAATCTTATTTCATAGGTAGGGGTTTCCACTGACGGTAAAGCCATAATATCTCCAAATCAATTTATAAATTTACATGCTTTCTGCATACAAAATTAACGTTAAATTTTCCTACTGTATTGTTATTAGACCAATCCATAGTTACTGCATCAACGTTTGTAGGAAAGGTATCTATGTAATGAGTAACACAAGTGGCATTATTAATACTAGCATCTTCGTTTGATTGATCGAAACTTAAAATTTTTATATCACCTTTATAATTATCATAATATTTGATATTAGCAGTTGTAGGATCAACCATTGAATCAATCCATCTAATAAAAAAGTTTCTAGCTTCCCATGCATTAGTAATAATAAAACCTAATTGAAACTCTGCGTATGTGAGTTCTCTTGCCATTTTACGTACAGGGCCATAATGTTTTAAATCAGATGTCATTACAGTTTTAGCTGCATGAGGAGCTGTATCACAAAAGAAGTTTAAATTTGTTGGCTTAGTAACTCCTTGTGGCGGTGTAATATCTGCCACAAATCTGTTCATTGGTGCTAAGCCACCTGCCTCATCTAACTTTGAAATGAAATCTTGAACTTTCATAGTGCCTTAATTTTTTCTCTACTATCTAACCAAACTTGTGCTTTTGTAGCTTTTCTAAAATCTTCAACTGGTAAGTGTAATGCAGTATTCCATTCATCTGAATTAATATGAAGAAATTTACTGGCTACATTACGCATATTATATTTATGTATGGTTGGTTTAGCTTCTTTATATTTACTAAATGGAGCTAATTGATCATATTTAATGTTTAAATATGAAGTTGCTGGAGTATCTAATTTAACTCCAGATCTTTCTCCTAAGCTACTTACATGAGTAGCTATTAATAACTTCATTAATTTTTCTCTTAAATTATAAGGTAGATAATGAAAGTTCATACCTATAAATCCGCCCTGCCAGGCTCCTATTGGAATCACTAAAGGAAATTGATCGTAGTATTCTAATTTAGCTGCATACTTAGGATGATAATTGAAGAAATACATATGACCTAATTGTATCTTACTATCTCTTCTTGCTTCTCCTATTATGTTTCCTGAACTCTGTCTACCTGCTCTTCCAGAAATTAATTCCCTTCTTAGAGTTTGGAATTTTTCTCTAAACCAATCTATTGCTTGTCTTACTAATCCGGTTTGCTGTGCCATATACTTATTTAGATAATAGTTGATCCTCTGTTAATATAATAAATTTCCAGTTCTTATGTTCACAAAACTTCTTAGCTGCTTTCCATTTTTCTTCGTTTACAGCATATCTTTTCATCTCAAGCAAAAACCGTCCACTCTTTCTTTTCTTTCCGGTTTGTTTAGGAGGTTTAGTTTGTACCTTTGGTTTAACCTCTATAAGAGATATTTCAATACTTCCATCATGTTTTTTAGTCTTAACCCAGAAGTCAGGATAGTATCTATGTATTCTCTTATCAACTGGAGATCTATATGGAATTACTACTTCTTCACTTGCCCATTTAAGGACATTAGGATTAGTATCACAATAAACCATAAATCGTCTTTCCCAAAGACTTCTGTAAACTATCTTTGTAGGATCACCAACGTATTTTTCGCGATAGGATGGTTTATATTTACCTTTATAGGCCATAATCACTTATATAAATAAATTACATATAGTAAGCCTATTTATACATAACTGGAGATATTTTCAATGGCTACCGGAGGTACAACATATTTAGAATACCCACCTGAGTTGAAAACTAATACAGAAGGCCATTACGTTCTTTTTGAATCATATCCTTCTTTGTTTGGAGGAGGAGTTGCTACTACTCCGGAGTTTTCTATTGCTCTACCAATGAGCGCTCAGGCTCTTATTTCTACTGCAGAAGCTGTATATGCAGAACAAGAAGGGTTAGGAACAGTATTATCAGAAACTGCTGCTAAAGTATCAGGAGAGTTAGCTCCTTATTTTACATCTGGACAAGATGGAGGAGATATAACAAGTAAACTAGCTAATATGATACCTTCTGCTACTCAAGGAGAAAGCGTAGTAGAATCAAGTGTACAACAAATGATAAGAAAGAATGATTTTCTTAAAAGAGCAGTTGGAGGTTTAAACGTAGCTGTTAATCCAAAGATGTCATTATTATATCAAGGTCCTGGTAAATTCAGACAATTTACTTTTGAATTTCCTATGATAGCAAAGTCTGAAGGAGAATCAGAAACTATAAGACAGATCATTAAATTCTTTAGAAGTGCTACATTACCTGGATATACAGAAAATCATTTACCTAATGGAGGAGCTCAAGCTGCAACAGGAGGTTCAAGAAAAAGAGGAGCAGGTTCTAACTTCTTTTCTTTTCCAAATAAATTTAAGATAAAGTTTGGTCATGCAGGTACAACAGGAGGATCAAGTTATAAGGGAGGTGGAGCAGGAACTCCTTTTAAGATAGCAACTAGTGTTTGTAAGTCTGCAGTAGTAAACTATGCAGCTGCTGGTGTACCTTTCTTCTTTGAAAATGGTGCACCATTCGAAATAAAAATGACCTTAACATTTATGGAAACTGTAATTATAACTAAAGAATTAGTAGAGGACGGATTTTAATGTCTTATTTTACTTACTTACCAAAAGTCGAATATAATATTACAAAAAGTAAATATAGAGAAACAACTACAGCTGTAGACATTTTTGTTCGTAATTTAATAAAACAAGATGTTATAGATAAAGGTGTTTTGTTTGATAAACATACTATAGGTGATGGAGAAAGACCTGATGTAACTTCTTTTATTCTTTATGGAAGTCCAAAGTATGATTGGATAATATTTTTAGCTAATAGAATGTTTAATCCATATTTTGATTGGCCTTTAAAGGCTGAAGATTTTAGAAAAATGATTCAAGGTAAATATGGAAGTACAGCTAGAGCAAGAAAATTAGTTCATACTTACAAACAAATATTACAGCCAGCAGGCGATAATCAAATACCTTTAGAAGTAGAAGTCGATCTTGAAACTTATAATGGTTTAGCAGCTGCAGAGAGAAAGCGCATTACTAAATATGATATGGAGTTTGAAACTAATGAAAAGAATAGAACCATTAAAGTGATAGATAAACAATATATTGAGGGCATTTTTAAAGAAGCTCAACAAAGATATGGTGGTAGTTGATGGCTGATCCGTTACTTAATCAAAGAGAGGAAAATAGAACACCTACTACTTCTCCTATAGAAGATACTGGTGCAGCTTCCTTATCTAGGATGCCAGGAGATTACTTAGTTGATAAGTTAGTTATAAAGTCTCCTAATATTGATTCACCTATTGATTTAACTCCTGTTTATGATACTATTTCTATATATGAAGATTTAAGCAGTAGTTATCTTTTATGCGATATATCTATTATTGAATCATTTGGTCTTAGAGAATTGATTCCTATTATAGGAGAAGAATTTATAGAAATAATTGCATCTACTAGAGGTGTTACAGCAGGTGAAGGATCTGATACAGGTAACTTATTAGACGGTATTATATCAAAAGTTTTTAGAGTTACATCAATATCACCAATGGTATCTACTAATGATAGAGTAAAAAACTATGTATTACACTGCACATCAGTTGAAGCAATAATAAATGAAAAAACTAGAATAAGTAGAGGTTATCCAAATTTTTCATATGATCAAATAATAGAAGATATCTATGATAAAGATATTATGGAACCTTTAAGAACTGATTATGCAGCTTTTGTTCCTGAAACTCAATATAAAAAAATAATTATAGAACCTACTGAAGGTATTCATAACTTAGGACTACCTTTTAAGAAACCTTTTCAGCATATAGATGATCTTGCTGAAAAAGCATTATCATTAAATGAACCAGAAGCAGATCAAGTTCCAGCCGGACAGGTTGTACCTCCCGCAGAGCAAGCAGGAGGAGCCCTTTATATGTTTTATGAAACCCTTTCATTTTTTAGATTTGAAAGTTTAGAGACAATTTTTAAGAGAGAACCAAAGCGTCATATTTTTGCTACTCCGGGACCAGCTTTAGATGCAGAAGATAATGAAGCTGGTTTTAATTCAGTATTAGATTTTGAAGTTGATGGTTTGTTTGATATTGTTGATAATCTTAGAGAGGGTATGTACGCTAGTAAATTAATAACTCATGATATGACTAGAATGAGATATACTATTACTGGTTATAGTTATGTAAAAAGAAAAGATATAGTAGCACAAGAAGATCCAGCAACAGGAGCTACTGTTGAAGTAGATGGCGTTCCTTCAGAGCCAGAATCATCAGTTCAGAAACTTGAAGATTTAACATTATCACTTTCAGAGTCAGGTACAGCCGGTAAGTTAGTTACAGATAAAAATGATTT